TTAAATTCTCCACAAAATTTTGATACATTCAGCCGTAACCTGCACCTTACTAATCAGTGACCGTACCACGCTTGCTTGCATCTCGTAGTCCATTTTGTAAATATCATCTTTTTCCAGAATTTTACGCATATCCTCTTTCTTTTCGTTGCGTTTAAGTGCAGGGTCGTTTTCTAATTCATTTTCCAACCTTGAGCGCATTTCTAGGAATTCAGCCGATTTTCCTTGTAGTTGCTCTAGCGTTATGCGATTGTCAATATAAAGGTCGTTTAACCTGCTTATTTTGCCCGTCAGCTCGTTTATTTGCCTTTGGTAAGCCTTTCGGTCTATCTCGTCTTTCTTCGTCTTAAATAACCCCTCAAAGCTCTCTTTATCAACTTGTAGCTTACTTATTTCTTGCAAAACATAAGCCTCAAGGTCATCCTTATAGTAAAAGCCTGAGTCACATTTTTTGTTGCCATTGTAGGTAGTGGCTCCGATTGTTTTTCTAGGGTGTCTTTGGTGGCACTCGTATTTTACAAATCTAGTGCCATCTTTCCTCTTTACACCCATTATGATTTTTAAGGGAGCTAGACAGTAGCCACATTGGCCAATACCTGAAAGCATATACTTTGCCTGGAATGGCCGAGGATTTAAGTTTTCAAGCGCTGTTCTTTGTCTGATTTTTAGTTCTTCCTGTGTCTTGTCATAGGATTCTTTTGAGATAATAGGCTCATGATTGCCCTTGTAGACTTCTCCCATAAATTGATTATATCCACAATAGACAGGATTGTCTAATATCACTCTGACAGCTCTATAATTCCACGGTATCGGTTTTGGGTATTTCTCATTAAGGTCATCTCTGAGTTTGGTGATAGAGCGCCCTGATAGATAACTTTCAAATATGAATTTGATAGCTAGTGACTGTGCTGGATTGATGGTCACAGTTCCAGTTTCTTTGTGATAGTCGTAGCCGTAGGAAGTCTTAGCCCACATCATGGATTTTCCAGCTTTAGCACGTCCTAACTTACCAAGTTGCATTCTTTCCTTAATCTGCTCCCTCTCCAGCTGAGCGAACACGGCTAACAGTCCAATCATGGCTTTACCGAATGGAGTAGAAGTGTCAAAGTTTTCTTGAAGACTTAAAAACTCGATGCCGTTTTTTATAAAGACTTCCTCGATTAAATAGAGCGTATCTTTCTGACTCCGACTTAGTCGGTCTAATTTATAAACCAGGACTGTGTCAAATTTCTTTTTTTGAGCATCTTTTATGAGTTGTTCGATTGCTGGACGGTTTGTATTGGATCCTGAAAAACCGCCGTCGGTATATACCTTGTACACGCTCCAGTCTTTGATTTTGCAGTATGCTTCCAGTTTGTCTTTTTGTTCCTCGATTGAGTATCCTTCCTCTGCCTGTGAAGTGGTAGACACTCTGACATATATTGCCACCTTATTCGTTGTTTTCATTGCTTTTATACCCCCTTTTTGATAAAATGGGTATAGTAAAACGGGCCATTTAATGCCTTTTACTATACTGCTGCCTCACGCTCAGACTCGCCAAAGTTTGAGAGCGTGGGGCTTTTTTGTTTGTTACATATTATCATCTACTCTATCTTGTAAGATGATCAATTTTTCTTTCAAGTCATTCACTATTGCTAAATTACTATTCATTTCATTTATGTAGCGATTGATTTCATTGTGAATTTCTAAAGCGCTTGTCGGTGCATTCAGGGAGTTGAAATAATTAACTAATTCTTTGCAGAAATTAGCGTATTCGCTATGATATCTTATTTGCATTTCGCACATCATTAAATCAAATTTGTTTTTGTTCCAAGTTGGAAAGTCGATGTCAAGATTTGTCGGATATTCTTTAGCTGAGTGTATCTCCCATAATGACGAGTATTTGTCAGCAATAGCCTTTCCTTCCTCGGTCAAAAGCGTTTTACCGTCATCATCATAAAGTAAAGATTTATCTTTGAATTTTCTTGTTATTTTTTCAGCGTTTAAATTGTAGTCATAGAAAAAATATTGAGGGATTGAGATAGTCGATTTTCTTCCACTTTTTGTTTTACCCCACCAAACCAAGAGCAATAACTCTCTAAGAGGGTATCCCTCTTGAGTTATAAATCTATCGTTGTATTTTGGAAAATCAAAACTTCTACCATAAATTTCATGCATATTAGGTCTTGAGTTTAGTATCCTGAAATATTCAGGTCGATAGTAGTCAAACTCCTTAGATTTGGAAACAGTGACAGAAAATTGTTGCGACTCTTTTGGTTTTTTACTCCCAAATAAAAAATTAAATATTCCCATATTAAAACCTTTCTGATGTGGTTTAGTGATTGCACATTTTTAAACCTTGTAAATGTCGACGACCTCTCCGATTGTACGGATATCGTCATTCTCTGATAAGTGGATTTCCTCGTATCCACTATTTAAACTTTGTAAATACCAGGATCCATCGTAATCTCTTTTCAGTTTCTTGACAAAGTTCTTTCCATTGATTTGAAAGATACCTATTGAGTTGATATCTACTTGACTAGTAACCTTAATAAACAATAAGTCGTTATCTTCGATGAGTGGTTCCATGCTATCGCCTGCCACCTTGGCTATTGTGTCATAGTTATCAGGGACATCTTCAGCTCTGAGTCTAACTTCCATGTGAAGATTATCTTCCTGAAAGGTTCCATGGCCTGCTGCAACCAATCCCTCAACATAGTCTATAATGTAGTCATCGTCTTTGTACTTTTCTAAGACCGTGGTTGTCTTCATGTTGGTTTGCTCGTTTAATAGGGTAGTAGCGTAGTCGACTACATTTGCTTGTCTATCTTCGTCTAGTTGGTTGAAGATGGTTAGAATTTCAGCCTGATCAATATCAATGCCGTTAAAATAATCTAGTGGGACATCGAAATAGTCAGCAAGGATTTTGACAGATGAGAGTCTAGGTTCCTCTCTATCATTTTCCCATTTTGAAATTTTCCCTTTATTAAAATTGATAGTGTCAGGATATTCCTTGTTCAATATATCTGCTAACTCTTCAAGAGTTAGATTATGGCTTTTTCTAAGCTCTTTTATTTTCTTTCCTATCATTGTTGTTGCTCCTTTTTCTATAATGATAATACCATAAAAGTTTCGTTAACGCAAATTATTTTAAAAAAATTAAAAAAAGTTGTTGACAACGAAAAATAAAAGGTGTATACTAAAATCATAAAAGTTGCGAAAACGCAACAAAAAAAAGAAAGGAGATGTCCATGGCAAGTGAATTGGTACTGGATAAGCCATACCATAATTTAAAGGGTATCATTGTTTCAAAAGGATTGAAACAAAATGATATTGCTGATAAGTTGGGAATGGATAAGTCGACATTTAGTGTAAAACTCAACCGATACAAGGGGCGAGATTTTACATTCTCAGAAGCAAGCAAGCTGGCGGAATTGCTAGGTGTCAAGATGGAGGATTTCTAGCATTATTTTTTTTACTCTAAAAGTTGCGAAAACAACAACAAAGAAAGGAGAAGAATTGGCACAAAGAAGAATGTTCAGCAGGAAAATTACCGAAACTGACCATTTCCTTGAAATGCCACTATCATCACAAGCACTTTATTTTCACTTGAATATGGGGGCGGATGATGAGGGGTTCATTGACAAAGCGAAAACAATTCAAAGGACAATCGGTGCAAGTGATGATGACATGAAGTTGCTAATTGCAAAAGGCTTCTTAATTCCTTTTGAAAGTGGCGTGGTTGTTATCCGACATTGGAGAATACACAACTATATTCAAGCTGACAGATTTCAAGCTACAATTCACCAAAATGAAAAAGAACAACTTGAATTTGATAAGTCAAAAATCGCTAGTATCAAGCCTTTAGACCAATGTATACAAAATGTATACAAAATGGATACGCAGGTAAGGTTAGGAGAGGATAGTTTAGATAAGGATAGATTAGATAAGGTTAACAACCTATACAGTGGCGAAGATGAAAAAAAATCTCTGTCGCAGATTATCAAATCTTCAACTGTCAAAATCAATGACCGCCAAATTCAGCAAATCCAAGAATACATCGGACTTGATAACATGACGGTTGACATGATTGACTATGCTATCCAGTTGACTGAAGATGCTGGAGCAGAAAGTTTCAACTATCTGAACAAGATTTTGAAGTCTTGGAAAGATAAAGGGCTGACAAGTCTTGATGAAGCAAAAGCAGAAACAAGCGGTTTCCGTGAGAGTAAAAACTCAGCTTCAAAAACTAGAATTGTCGGAAACGCAATCGAGCATGAATATCAAGGCGAGTTACCTTTTTAGAAAGGAGGTTGAATGGAAAAATTAAGTTTAGATCCAATCTATTATGTGAACGAAAACGAGATATGCAAGAAACACTCTTGCTATATGTGGACGTTCAAGCATCCAGTAAAGGCGAAAGGAAGAAAAACACCTTATCAGCCGACTTTTTGCCCTGAGTGTCAGCGTGAAGATATGGCACGGGAGCAAGAAAAGAAGATTGGTGAAGCGTATATCTCATCTATCTTATCAAGCACCTATGACGTGCTGGCAAGAAATAGCATCATGCCAAGCGATATGAAAGAAGCTAGTTTTAATACGTTTACAGTCAATAACGAGATTGACGAGAAAGCGAAAAACTACGCTTTAAGAATAGCGAAACACTATTTCAATGATGGGAAAGGGAACGCAGTTATTCTTGGACAAGCTGGAGTTGGAAAAACGCACCTAGCTATTGCAATCGCTAAGAAGTTAAACATCGACTTCAAAGCGAATAACAGTCCAAAGAGCGTGCTTTTCATGAATTGCCCGACTATGTTTCAAAAAATCCAAAGCGGGTTCGGTCGAGCAGATGCACGGACAACGGACGAATGGTTGGACTTGCTGAAGAAAGTCGATTACTTGATCTTGGATGACTTCGGGAAAGGCGACCACGCACAATGGAAAAAAGACTTCCTTTACAACTTGCTGGATGCCAGGGACAAGACAATCATCACCACAAACTTGACTGGGAAAAACATGAAACAAGCCTTTGATTCTAGCTTGGTCAGTCGAGTAGCAAAGGGCGCAAAGGATTTGACTTTTAAATATCCTGAAAGCGCAGAGGACAGGAGGACCTTACCATTTTGACAACGGAAGAAAGAAAAAAGCTGATAGCAGACTTTGAAAAGAGCCACTATCAACTATCAGATTATTTAAAAGAACGCTTACTGATTACAACAGACGAGCGTTTCACTCACAAGTTGAATGAAATGACCTACTACGCCACGAACGGTAGCGTGTATACATTCGCAAAATAAAAAAAGTCCCCTGACGGCAATCGGGGACACAACAAAATATTTCTAAAAGGATTATAACATGAAAAATAAAAAAGAGCAATGGAAACCACAAATCGTGAATATCATGGCTGACGGTTCCGTAATTGATGACTTGACAGGGTATGCAATCCCAGCAGGGCATTCATACTACAACATTATCAAGCCATTTTATGAGGGGGTGTAACCATGAAACTATTTACTAAATTCAAACTCAAACACGAGGTTTTTTTCAAAGCAATCAATCTTGACTGGAGAGTCGTTGCAATCGAGCTTATGGATGACCTGAACGAAGAGCGCAAACGTCGTTTTATGACCGACCAAGAAAACTACGACTTGAAGCAACGACTAGCAATCTACAAAGAAAAAGAACAATTAAACCAAAAGGGAGCACAACAAAATGATTAACGTACTAAAAGCAATCAAAACAATCAAGAAAATTGAACAACTTCAGAAAACAATGCACGACTCAAGTGTGGCATTCCTACTTATGCAAGACCTTGGTTTGGTGCCTGAAAGCGAAAAAGGCAGAGTCAAAGCTAAATCGCTGCATGACGTGAGCCACGTTTTGAAGGATATCCTGGACGGAAAGTCACTCGACGATGCAATGGAGCGACTTTCAATCAAGGTTGAAATTAACGAAGACAACGAAGAAGTGGAGCAAGAAGAAGATGACAATACTAGAGATTGAGAGCAAGCTCTACCCCTGCGTAAACGTCAACGAACGCAAGCGCCTGAAATGGTACAAAAACCACGACATCAAGAAGTACCTGAAGGAGATTTCCAAACTTTGGAGAAAGTACGAGGACAAACTTGATGGACGGATTGTTTAACTACGACAGGGACATGATGGAACCACCTGAAGAGTTAGAAGAACTCGACCCAGAGTTGTATGTATATATTGGGTGTGGCCAATATCGCTATGTAGGTGATGAAATTTAAAGATGAAAGGGAGCACACACTCGGAGAAATCATCAATGATCAACAAGATATTATTTTGAAATTGCAAAACGAAAACAGACGCTTGAAGCGTGAAAATTGGAACTTGAAGAAAACGAAAGGTAGAAAGAAATGACAGATACAACAACAATGTTAGCAAATATGATTTTAATTGCACTTGAAAACCAAGAAAGATGGGTTAGCGAACCTTATTTTGAAACATTATCAATTATTGAAAGTATTAGAACATCTAATAAAATCTTCTTAAAAGAAGTGGATGAAGACGGGAATATAATCGAAAAATTTGAAGGATACAAAAATCCAGAATTAGAAGAAAATTTGAAATTGATTGAAGCTACTTTCAAAAAAGATGAAGCAGATTATAAACGTTACAAAAGTGTGAAAATCGATGCTATGGAGAAAAACTTAGGAATGATTAAGTCTATTGTGAAAATGTATGGAGCGCAAAGCGAGGAGTAAACAAAATGACAAACGAATTAACACAAAAACAAATCACATCGAACGTTGCAACCCGAATTGAAGCCATGAAAGGCGAAGGCTTGCTAATCGCACCAAATTATAGCGTGAGTAACGCTCTAAGTTCAGCCTACTACGCTCTTAAAAATTCAGCTAGTGGGAACTTGCTAGAAAAATGCACACCAGAAAGTGTCTATAATGCTTTACTTGATATGGTCACACAAGGTCTAAGCCCTGCTAAGACACAATGCTACTTCATTCCTTACGGGAATACGGTCAAATTGAACCGTTCATACTTCGGAACCATGAAGATCGTTAAACAGTTACCTGAAGTGAAAGACATCTATGCTCAGATTATTTTTGAAGGCGACGAGTTTGAAGCTGAAAACGTGGACGGGCGCTGGAAGTTTGTCAGCCACAAGTCAAGCTGGAAGAACCAGGACAATCCAATTGAAGGCGCCTATTGTGTGATTGAAAAAACAGACGGGGAGAAAATCCTCACGATCATGACTAAGAAAGAAATTGATAAGTCCTGGGCGCAATCAAGAAACGGAAGCGTTCAGAAGAACTTCCCACAGGAAATGGCCAAGCGCACAGTTATCAATCGTGCTGCCAAACAATTCTTTAATACATCAGACGACAATGACTTATTCATTGATGCAGTCAATCGAACTACTGAAAATGAGTTTGACAATGAGCGCAACGTGAAAGACATCACTCCAAATGAACCAGTAGAAACGCTGGACGCTATCATGGGCGAGGTGGTAGAACCCGAAGAAGTGGAAGAAGTTCAAGAATCTGAGAAACCTAAAAAAGCACCTCGTAAGAAAAAAGAGGTCATTGAGCAAGAAGTGACAACCACTGATACAAGCTACCCTGCAGAAGAAATTCCAGACTTTGACGAAGAAACAGGCGAGGTTTTTGAAGAAATCAGCTTGCTAGAAGGCAACACAACCAATATCAAGGAGCAGTAGTCATGGAAGAACTAACACAAGAGAACTACTACCAGGACACAAGCTACTTGACCAACTCACGTTTCAAACGTTATCAGCAATGCCAAGCGAAGGCATTTGCCCTTGATAGTGGCCAATGGGTAGAAGAGAGGGATGAGACCCCTCTCCTACTCGGTAACTACGTTCATAGCTATTTTGAAAGTGAAGAAGCGCACCAGCAGTTCATGGCTGAGAATGGCGAGAAGCTACTTGCCAAGACTGGCAAGAATAAAGGAAACCTCAAATCCGACTTCCTAATTGGCGACAAGATGATTGAGAGCCTGAAAAACGATGAAGGGTTCAACCGTTTGTATCACGGTTACTCATCGGATGAAGTTCAAAAAGAATTGATTGTCTATGGCGAAATCGAAGGTGTCCCAGTCAAAGGTAAGTTAGACAGTGTCAATCTGAGCCGTGGCTACTTTGTGGATTTAAAAACCATGAAGTCCATCTACTCGGAAGAATGGAGCGCAGAACTCAAGAAGAAAGTCCCCGCTGCAGTCAATAACATTTTAAATTTTGGGTATCACGGACAACTTGGTTTGTATCGTGAACTCTTAAAACAAATGACTGGTAAGGACTTTAGACCTTACATCGTAGCGGTCAGCAAGGAAGCAGTTCCAGACCGTGAAATCTTGAAGATTGATGATGAATGGCTTGAGGAAGGCTTAGACAAAATCAAGTCTGAAATCGTCGAAGTCTGGGATGTGATTCAGGGAAAACAGAAGCCTAAGGAGTGCGGACATTGTGACTACTGTAGAAGTCATAAGAAACTAGGTACAGTCGTCACTCTGAACGACCTGATTGAAATGTAAATAAATTAAACAAGCCGTGCATTCTTGTAAAACTGCGAACTAGAAAGCGTCAAAAAACGGTCATGTGACCTTGGACGAGCGACTGCCCGTATTTAGCCAAACTCACAACAAAAGAGGCAGTCGCATTTTTTAGAGATATGAGATTAAAAATAGGTGATTTTGTGAAAGTTTTAAAGAATGGCGAATTTTTTAAAATCGTACAAATCAAAAAAATCTACGGAGACTGTATTGAAACCAGTCACGGGCTTTATAACAGAACTACACTTACAAGTCGATTAGATGGCAGGTGTATTATAACTGGAATTGTGAATTGGGAGGACCAGCATGGAGTGGACGGATTGGGTGGACTGGAAACCTGAAACCAAAATGGACATCGAGACCAAAATTGAAAATGATGGGTACACTTTCCCACACTATGACAAGAAAAACAATGGCGTCAAGTACGTCATTTCTACAATGGACATCAAACGAGACTGTCTAAGACTTGGAGTACCATTTGAAGATGTTTACCCTTTGCAAACAACACTTTTTTAAAAGGAGAAAATTAAATGCTAAACAAAATCGACATACCAGGAACAACTATCACACTCGAAATCGTAGATAAGAATATCACGATTACAAACAAAATTGAATATGATATGCAGATGCATTTTAGAAATGCGGACGCAGACGCTTCTCTTGATACGAATGGCGACGTGTTCGAGCCACTGTATTGGTTGGATGTTAAAGCTATACCGAAGAAGCCGACAGAATACCATTCGAGCCTAGGAGTCAAGGCAGAGAAGCGGAACCTGACCGAGCTTCAGAAGTTCTTTGAGTTCATTGAGAATAACAAGCGCAATCTCTTTGACCTCTGCGGTATCAAGGGAGAACTGCAATGAAAAATCTGACATTATCGTTAGACATTTCAACTACTGCGACAGGATGGGCCTTATTTGAAGGCTCTGACCTTGTCGAGAGTGGTGTCTTAAAACATAAAAGCAAGTCATTCTTTGAACGTGGGCGTTTCATGGCTAGTGAATTAAGGACTATTCAATCAAGAGCCTTGCAACACTATGAAGGGGCATTTGAGTCTATTGTGGTCGAGAAGAATTCGGTCATGGGACCAAATCAACAGTCCATGATCAGCATCGGAATTGTAACGGGCATTATCCTTGGACGGTTAGTCGCTGACAATGTGTATTTTGTCAACGTTTCGACCTGGCGCAAGTATTGGAAGTTCAGCTACAAAGACCGAAGCAAGAAATCAATGAAGCTGCAGGCCGTTGCTAATGTGTTCGAGAACTTCAATCTGAACGTAAAAGACGACGAGGCAGATGCCATCCTGATTGGCTCGTACTTTGTAAACCACGGCCACGAATTCGGAGACTTGGAAAGCCACAAAATAAGTTAAGGAGTATAAATATGAGTTTCACTGTGACATTATATTTTGACAACATGGTAGACGAAACCCACTTTTTTGAAAAAGAAGAGGATGCTATTGAATGCAAGGCTCAGCTTGAGGACGCATATAAGAACAATCAGTCGTATCGAGTCGAGCTCGAAAGGGTAAAATGACGAGCATAAAGGAAGAGCTACTCAAAGGCTATCAGGAAGAATTGGAGGAACTGAAGAATGAATAAACAGGAATTGATTGAAAAATACGAGTATTTGAACCATGACTGTTTCAGAAGGGTTGATACGTCTGAAGTTTTGAAAGATTTAAAACAACTAGACGAACCCGAAAAAGTCAAAGTTCCGCAGTCCGTGGTGGATTGGATTGAGCATTTTAAAAAATGTTCGGGCACGTTATATGGAAGCACCGCGCCTTACTCATACTATGGACGGGCTATAACTGATGGTTTTGAGGGTGACGTTATAGAAGTTTTGAGATGGATTCGTGACAATAGCGAGGTATACGCTCTTGCTTGGATTTTCGGCTACGAGGTCGAGAAAGAGAAAGAAAAGCGGTATTTGGTGAAGATGAAAGGTATTGAAAAAGAAAAATGTTATCTCAACTATAATTTTGGTGGAGTCTGGTTGTTTTATAATCAAGAAAATTTCTATGGATATCGAGCACACCACACCCGCAAAGAGTTAGAAGATGCAGGCTTTGGTGAAGTGTTTAATAGTCCATTGTTTGAAGTTGAGGAGGTGGAGTGATGGAAAGAAAAAACTATATTATTTTTATCAGGCATTTAAAAAAAATAAAAGATTTAGTAGATTTTTATGAATATATTGCAGACTCAAAAATTTGTGGAATTGCTATTTATTTATTTTTGATTATATGTTCGCCTTTCATCGCTTTGCTATTCCCAATCGCATACATAGAGCATTGTTTTTATGAAAAAAGATTTATTAGACAATGCGTTAAACACGACTGGTGTTCAAAGGAATATCTTGAAGAGGTTGTCGATATCAGAAAAGATGATTGCAAGGAGGTGGATTGATGGAAGAAATGAAAAGAGAGTTTGCAGGTAAATTGTACAGAAAATCTTGTGAAATTGGCAACACTTTTATACAGGATGCTGTTTTAGAAAACAAGGAGGGTGATGAATAATGAATCCTGAAAAAAATGACAACGTAAACAAACCAAGCCATTACCAAGGTCGCTATGGCATGGAGTCCATCGATGCTTTAAGAAATTTCATGACACCTGAACAAATGAAAGGCTTTTACCTTGGGAACGCCTTGAAATATTTACTACGTCATCAGAAGAAGAACGGTCTTGAAGACCTGAAGAAGGCTAGAAAGAACCTTGATTGGTTGATTGAGGAATTGGAGAATGAAGAATGAAACCTAAAAAATATCCGTACACAGGTAGCCAAATAAATAAAGTGACTACAACAGGAATAGGAGCTCGAGAGCTTGTAGTTTTTCCTAACATAGCTTTTAGAAAAGACTTACTCAAACACATTTTCTCAGTTGTCAAACAACATGACAACGCTACAATCATTTATTTCAGAATTCCAAAAGTATTCGGATACGAGGAGGAAAGAGCAAAAGTACATCTAAGCTATGAAAAGACGATGAGGATACTCAATAGCTACTAAAATAAAAAAAGCCGAGGCATTCACTCTACCCCGACAACGTTTTCAATACTAATATTATATCATAAAGGAGATAGAGAGTGAACAAGGCTAAAGAGTTACTTGATGAACTACAGAATTTGGATGAAGAGATACAGAATCGAATAGACGAGCTTGCTAATCTTGAAGCTAGTTTACTTTCTAGCCCTAAAATGAGCATGGATAAGGTTCAAGGTGGTCAGAAGGTTCGATTAGATGAACGTTACATCGATATTTTTAGCATGCAAGATTCCTTGAAAGAGTACATGAAGCAAGCAACTGCTGAAGCTATCCAGCGCAGAATTGAGCTCAGTAAATTGATTGATAAAATGCCTAAGCCTGCAAGTCGAACAATTTTAAGAATGGTTTATATTCAGAAAGCAAGCGTGTATGATATGATGGATCATCTTGATTGTAGCAAGACAACTTTTTACAAAAAAAAGAAAGATGCAATCCGTGAATTGGGTGCTGTAGTTGATAAATGCGAACTAATGCGAACTAATGCGACC